CGGAAACACTGGGCCGTGCTTGCGGACCAGCGGCATGAGCAGCTCTTTGGGGATGTCACGGGTGTAGGGGCGTTCGCTGGAAGCCGAGCCTCGGTGGCACAGCCCGATGCGGGCGCCATGTAGCGGCCCATCGAGCGTCTGTCCGAGACGAATGTTGCCGCGCCCCCACCAGTTCTTGACCAACATCGGATCGGCGGCGAGGTAAGGTTCGCTGCAGTCGGCGATCATCTCGTTGTTGACGCCGAGCGCCCACGGCACCGATGGCAGCGGCAGCTGCAGCTCGTACTTCGGCAGCGTGCGACCGTGACGGTAAAGCCGTTTGAAATTGTCCGACCCAGTTATGTTGGAATACTCGAACAGCTCATACAGCTCTGGCTTGCATTCCAGGAAAGCGTTAGGCGCTTGCGCGCGTACGTAATCGAAAAAGCGCACGAACATGATGTTGTCGCCGAAGCCTTGCTCGGTCCAGATCAGCAGCGGCTTGTCAGTCGGTAAACCGTCCCAGCGCTCGACCCCCTTGGGAAAGCTGCGCTCGCCGCCGAACTGATGCCGGTTGGACTGACGGTGTCTGATCTCGTAGCCTTCCCAAGCACCCTTGCAGTAGTCGCCGTCCTGTAGGCGCATGTAGGATTGCAGCGCGAGCGTGGGCACGTGATTAGGATCGATTTCTAGATTCTCTCCGATCAATACTTTTGCTTCCCAGCGTTGCTGCATCAGATTGGAATAGTGCGCCGCCATCCATCGTGATTGTAGATCATTCGGATTGCGATCAACGTATTTGAGATAGCGATACATCTCGCGCGTGAACATGTGATCGTCGTCGCGATAGTCGGCGACCTCTTCCAGCGCCTGCACCTCGTAGCCCTCTTCGTCAGGGATGCAGATGCTCATGATCGAGATCAGAGCGCCGAAAATGTTTTTCTTGTCGCCACGCCAGTTGTCGGCGTTGAACATGAACGGCCGGTGCCAGAACATGCGATAGCCGTGGTCGATGAACCACGCCACCATGGCTTCGCGCTTATCGTGGATTTCGTTCTCGATGTAGATGATCGGCCGGCAGCGCTTGATAGTTTCTTCAGCGCCGTTGAGCACTTGCAATTCGTGACCGTCGACGTCGATCTTGATCAACTTGCAGCGCTTCAACTCGAGACTGTCGATGGTGATGCACTCAACATCGAACTCGCCTTCGTTGATGTCCTTGCGGCTGTAGGCGTGCAGCGCCGACTGCTTGTCGACCTTGAGCGTGCCGTTGTGATCGCTGGCCGCTCTGGCACAGATATTAACGCTGGCGTCGAGATTGTTCTGCGCCACGTTGCGGCACAGCAGATCGAGATTGGCTTCGCTGGCCTCGAAGGCAAAGACGTTTCCACCAGGGCCGACCAGCTTAGCCATGGGTACGGTGAACGCCCCGATATTGGCGCCCACATCGATCGCCACGTCACCGGGCTTCAAGACCTTGCGGAAGACCTCGACTTCACCCTCGCTGTACTCACCGTAGGTGGATAGCGAGAGCCCGACCAGCTCGTCCTCGTCGAAGATGTCAAAGACGCCGTGCCGCGTCTCCACGGTGGACGTTTGAAACGCCGGCTTGTCGAGCATAGCTCAACTCCGTGGCCGCCATCCCGACGGTTGAGAAATGCTCAGGCTCGATGTCAGTATGCGCTCGCTGTGCCACTGCGCATTGCAGGTGACGCCCTTCTGATCGATGACCTCGACGATGGTTCCGTCCTTCGGGAACGTATCCATCTGTTGCCAGCCCGCTGTGTCGACGACCAGATCGGGTGCCGTGAAATGATGAACCGCCACTTGTCCCTCCTGTTAAGGTTTGCCGATGAGCCGAACGTAGCTGACTCGATAATCCCGCACCAGCCAGCTCCGAGCTGTCACCAACTTTATCTTGCCCGAGCAGACGTCCTTGCTCAGGCGTACTTCGAGCCGATCCTTGCGCGCCGCGTTCCATGGCTTGGTGCCGAATGGTTGCGGCCACAGATTTGCGATCTTGTCGGCGCCACCGAGTGATCGCGGGATCAGATGATCGATTTCGCACCTGCGCCCGTGCGCGTCGGGGACGCACTGCTTGTCCTTAGGCCCGATCATGCCGTAGCTGCGATAAACCTGCAGCTTCATCTTGGCAGTGACGAAGCGTCGATCGCGTGACCAGATCGTGCTGCAGATGGTCTTGTGCGTAAGCGGACGCACAGCACCCGGCGTCAGCCGGGTGTTGGGCAGTTCTCCGGCTGATGCTGCGGTCAGCAGCAGAGCGCTAAGAGGCAGGAATTTTAATGGTGAAAGGCGCAAGGGTGAATGTGTTTCCTGCCGTGACCACCTGCGAACCGCTCAGAGTGCCGTGTGCGTGCAAGGTGCCAGCAGCATAACAAGCCCACCAGTTGGCGGTGCCTGATGTGGTGATGGTGCCGTCAGAAATCGCGATGCTGGTAACCTGCCGACCATTAGGCGCGCCGGCTGACGGTGATCCGAACAAGCTGCCGGCGGCGCCGGTCTTGTAACCAAGCAGGCCAGTACCACCGGCAATGGCGATGGAGGTCGGCTCGGCATTGCAGACGCTGATGAACGATGTCTCGGTGTCGAGCACGTTCAGGCCGAAATCAAGGACGCGGTCTTCCAGGCTCGCAACCATGGCAAGCTCCTTCCAGGTTTAACGGGAGAACGGTTAGCCGATGTTTGGGTTCGGCCGTGGCAGCGGCCAGTTGCCAAGCACGCTGTCAGCGCCTTTGGCCTTGGCATCCGGTTCGACATCGAGCCACGTGACGTAGCCCTGACGGCTGTAGATGTGCTCGGCGACGTTGATGTAATACTGACCATCGACGCCAGGACGAACGCCCTGCAGAATGCAGTAGCTATTCCAGCGCGCCGACGGCTCGCCATTGATGACGATACGACCCTGCCCTCGGTTGGATGCGTCACCATCCGCCGCGCCCTGAGTAGCTTGATCAGCGCCAGATTCGTGAGCTTCCGGCCCAGGCCCGCCACCACCAGCAGCGGCAGAGGCTGCGGGTCCTTGGCCTGCAGCAATCTTGGTGATGGTCTTCTTGAGCCATTGACCTTCTTTGTTGTTGAAGGTCTCGGCCATGGTCGAGCCGTAAGCCGATCGCGCAGTAAACGGACGTATCCTGCAGCCGATCAGATTGTTTTTCCAGATCGCGTAGCAGCTGATGCCGCGCTGTCCCGGCACCTCGAACTGCAGCACGTTGCCGCTATCCCATTTCACGGCGGCACCGAACTTCTTTCCTAGCTCAGTGACAGTGTGCAGCGGGCTGCCTGCCATCACGCCCCAGTAGTCTTGCATGTTGGCGGCGAACTTGCCGGCGACGTTGGCAGAGCCGCCACCGTGTCCAACCACCTTCTGCACCCAATCAACCAAGCTCTTCTTGTCGCCTTCATCCTTACCAGGAGGTGCCCCGTCGCCCAGGTTCATGTTCATCGGTTCTTTGAGACGCGTGCTGAGAGAGTCCCAACCATTGGCGTGAATCCACATACGCCTGCCACCTTGTTTGCGGCCGACGCCGTACTCGACTTCGAGGATCACGCCTTCGAACATTTTGAACATTCGTTCGCGCGCCCATCCGAGTTGGACCATGACCTTTCCGAGGATCGGCGGGATCGGCATCATGGCATCACGATCGTCGATCTCGATTTCACACTGAAAATGATCGCCATCGATGATGCGCACGCTGATCAAATGTGGATCGAGCTTGTAGGTGATGTCCGTGCCGTTGACGAACACTGCACAGAATGCCCGCATGCGGTTGGTTTGAGTGAAAGTACCCTTGAACGGATCGTCCCTGACCAGCGTGTGAAACTGTTCTGGATCGTATTCTTTGGCCAGCGCCAGCAGTCTGGCTTCGACTTCTTCGATCGCCATATCAGGCCTCAGTCAGTTCAATCCACCACTGTGGTCGAGCGCCCTTGCTGGTATCACTCAAGGCTTTGGTCGCTGCGCCGCCCATCATGTCGACGGTGACGCCGAGCACCCGCCACTCGCGTCCTTGCACGCGCACCTTGCCGCCGTCGCGTTTGGCGCGTGCGTAATACTCGACCTCACCATCAGCGACCCGAAATCTCATAACCGGTAACCCTCACGATCAGTCCACAGGCTGTCCTGCGGCAGTGTCGGCGGCCGGCCGAGCACCAGCGCCGGATCGATCGGCACCCGTACGTAGGTGCCGGGTGGGATGAATGGCGTGAACCTGTGCACGTAGGCGAGCTGCGGATTGGCGTCGAGCATCAGCTCGACCATCCCAGGCGCACGCGCTCGATAGCGCCGCCAGATGATGAGATCAGCGGTGACGTAGTCGCTCATGATCTTGTGCAATTCAAAACCGATGACGGCCACGATCACCTCCCGACGTAGCCGGCTTCCCACATCTGCGCGAAGTGGCCGGCAGGATCATCGGGCACGGGCACGCGCGTGAACACCGCCTCGAACTCGATTACCTGACCGACACCTTCGGACGACAAGAACTTATGCGAACGCACCAGCTTTTCGATCACGTACCAGCCGAGATGGGTGCCTTGCTCGGCGCCGCTGCGGATCATCGCCTGCGCAATGCCCTTGCGGCGCGTGGCTTCCATCAGCTCGAGTTCGCTCATACCGCCGATGCGATACGGAAAGACCTTGCCACGGAAGTACAGGTTCTCGTCGTTCTCTCCGACCCACTCGCGATAGATCGCCGAGCCCACGATTTCCTTCTGTGCCCAGTCAGTGTCGGTCTCGTGGTCGAACTCGTGGATGTTGAGCGGCCACACCTCGAACGCCAATGGGCCCCACTGATACATCGCTGATTTTGGTGACGGCTCGTAAGTTGGCTGCGTCAAGCCGGCCACCGGTGGCACCCAACGTGACGTCATCCGAGTGCCAGTGTCAGCCATCTGACGCCACGCCACCGGAGGCGCTTGCGTCGTTTTAATGATCTCGTTGGTCATTGTGATGAAGTCGTCTTCAAGCTCACCACTTGTGTTGGCGGCCATCACGCAAATCCTATGTCGGAGTGAGCTGCGTGACGTGACATGCGACCGACGTCACGCTCGCGTTGTGATTCGACGTGCCGGCTCATGCGCTGACGGATCGGCCCCGCGCGTGGCATCTCCATTATTGGCCGGATGGGCTTCTGCATCTCCTCCACCATCTCATGATATTGGTTGAGCGTACGGTTCATTGCGCCGGGATCGTGACCGTAAACTGCTTTGAGCGGTGACCCTCCT